TGCCGTTGCTAATAGCTGGCGTGGCGAGATTGGGCCGCTGCCGGTCACAGAACGCACTACGGGCATCAACGACTGCGCTGATCGCCTATGTGAAATCGCCGCCGAGCTGGAGGTGCCCAATGGCTGACCCCACCGCCGCCGATCGCCTGGCCCTGGCGGTGTGTCGTGGCGGTTGCCCAATCGGCGGCCCATGCCTGGTTTACGAGGCGATCTGCGGCGACTGCCGCCGCGACGCCGCTGCCGTGGTCCGCGAGCTGGCAGCGCAGGCCGGGTCCGCAAAACACTGGCACGTTGACCAGCTCGGCGCCCTCGCCGCCGAACTGGAGGTGCCCCATGGCTAACCCCACCCCCGCCGACCGCTTCCGCCTTGGCGACATCTGGCGATCCCCTCGCGGGAAGGATTGGCAGGTGGACAAGGTTGTCGGCCCCCACGTCAGGCTGCTGCGCATCGTGGGCAACCAGCGCACCACCCAATGGCGTGGAGTTTGGGACACCGGCAGAGACATGACCGACGCATGGGAGCGCCTTCAGTCCGGCGCCGAGCTACAGGGAACCGTGCAAACCGTGCAAGAGGTGCCCCATGGTTGATTTTGTAGCTGGCTTCCTGTCTGCGTGGATTCTGCGATCATTGCTAGAGCGGCGACTGAGGCAGCCCCTCCGCCGTGGCGGCAACCCACCCCCGCCAGGCCGCAAGCCAGCGCCACCGGCTGGACCGCCTGAGCAGCCGCTAACGGCCCAGCTGATTCGCTATTGGGCACAGGAGAAAGATCAGGTCCGGCGGGCGCTGTGGCTTGATGATCCGATTCGTTTCGACGAGGGCCAAACCCAACGCGGCAACGACAACGGTGGCCCTACCGCACCCAAGCTGCCGATCAAACCCCAGCCCCGCCCCCAGGGCGACACCCCCAACCCACCACCAGCCGAGCCATGAATGACCCCACCCTGCCCCCCACCCGGCCCAGCCGCGCCGCCCTGGCGGCCGTGCTGGCTCGGGCCGCCAAAGGTGAGCCGCTGCTGGCGGATCGGCCGGTGGATCCGCATGAGTGGTGCGCACAGATGGTGGACCTGCAGAACGGATGGAGGTTGTGCGTCTGCTGGAACTCAGGCGCTGTGATGGATCGCCTAATCGACGCATGGGCACCGGATGGCGCCCACTGGACTTACGGCTGCGATCGCTGGCCCGACTGGAACGCCGGGCCTGAGGCGGTGGTGCTGGACCCGCTCACGCACCTGATCACGCCCGAGCAGCGCGAGCGGTTGCGGCAGCGCCTGCTGACCTGCAGATGCTGGCCCGATCCTGAGCCCCTGCCCGCGCCGCCGCCGCGGTCTGCCGAGGAGGTCGAGCGGTTGCTGACGTTTGACCCTGAGGAGATGGCGTCGTGAGTGTTGTGTCTGAGATTGCCTGCCCTGAGTGCGGCGCGTTGGGACCGAAGGGATTGACGACCCGCCGCGAAGGCACCGGCATCGGCACCATTCGGCGCCATCAGTGCCGATCCTGCGGCCATCGCTTCTATACCTTTCAGCCGGATCCCACCGCCATTCAATCGCATCAGATTCAATGGTCGGAGCGCATTCCATGGCTGCGCCAGCCATGAGCCGCCCCTGGACGACCGAAGACATCGAGATGCTCAGCAGCTTGGCCGGTGATCTCCCCTGGCCAATGGTGCCGGGCAAGTTCAACAACTGCCGGCCTCATCGGACGGCCACGGCGCTGCGGCGGAAAGCGGAGGGAATGGGCCTGCTGCGGCGCTGCGTGGGGCAGTACATCACCTCAGGCGCGCTGCGGTCGCTGATGGGCATCTCTTATGAGCAGGTCCGCAGGTGGATCCTCGACCCGGCAATGCAGCTCCCAGCGCGCCGATGGGGCAATGGCCGGGCGTTCCCGTACTGGATCCACAGGCGCGACCTGCGGGCGTTTGCCGCGACCAACCCGGCGCTGTTCGGCGGACTGAGCGAGGGGCAGCTGGTGGAGCTGCTGGACTCCGAGGCACTGGCCGCCCAGATCGCCGCAATGGATCTCCCCCGGCCCCGCCAGCCAGTTGCGGTGGAGTGCATTGACACCGGCCGCCGGTACGCCTCAATCAAGGCCGCGGCCAGGGCGGCATACGTCACCCCCCAGCGCATGGCGGTGGTGCTGGCCTCCGGTGGCACCGCCAATGGCCGCCGGTATCGCCGCATCACCTAAGCTGCGCGGGTGCATGGGAAAACAAGTCCCGGCCCTTCTGACGGGGGCCGGGATTTTTTGTGGGGTGGCGCCTGGCCTTCGATTCCGTTGCAGGCTGGCCCCACAAAACCAGCCACGGCTCCCTCCTTGCGGTGTGGGCCGACCCGACGCCAGGCGCAGGATAGGGCATGAGAAAGCCCCCGGCCACCCGGGGGCGGTGGCTTCTGTGGCTTGCGCCTCAAGCCGCATGGAGATCGAAGATTTGAACCTCGGGCCGATAGGGGTAGTGAGACATCAGGGCCAACTCCTCTTGCAGCTTGATGCGGCCCTCGATTTTGTCTTTGGCGAAGAAGTGCCAAAGGATGTCAGCGGGCCCCGTGGTGTTGGGGCGGCGGATGATGACGTGGAAGCGAGCGGCGGGCATGGACGGGGAAGCGATGGGAACCGGGCGGATCTCTCCCCCCGATGCACTTATCTTAGTCCATCCGTGACGGTATAGGACGGGTCAGAGTGGCCAGTTCACAAATTGTCGCAATCTGGCCAAGCCATGAAGAAGCCCCCGGGTGGCCGGGGGCGGTGTGGTTGCCGGATAGGCTCCGGCGGGCCGTGGGGTGGATCAGCGGATGTGATAGTTGCCGTTGGCCCAGCTGATCAGCTCTTCCTCATTCATGGCGCGCTGCGGGGCGCCAGTGCCAAAAGCGAAGAACTGACGGCCTTGGCTGTCGGCTGGAACGGTGGCGACGTTCTTGCGGAGCTTGACTTGATCGAGAGTGGTGAAGGTCATGTCTGGCTCGTGGGTGGTGGCGGGATCTCTCCCTCCGATGCACTTACCTTAGACCATCCGTGACGGTCTAGGAGGGGTCAGGGTGGCTGGTTCACAATTTGTCACGCGTGCGCTTTTGCGCTTGCCGCACCCCGGCCGCTCGTTCGGCCCGGCCTTCTGGGGTCAGCCGGCGCCAGCACCTGCAGCACAGCAGGCCATGCGCCCCGGTGTGGATGATCCCGCAGGCCTCGCAGGGCACACGCACCGCCGGGGGTAGCCGCTTTGCCTTGCGCTCGCGGTAGCGGCGGCTGCGGGCGGCGGCGGTGGGGTCAGGCATCAGAGTTGAGAGCATTGGATCCAATGGTCAGCCCGTGGGCCTGGGCACGCTTGAGCACGGCATCCAGGAAGCCGGCAGTGCATTTTTGGCAGTCCTGCGGCCGGGCCGCTGGTGCACAGGTGCATCCCTTGATCCATTCGCGGCAGGCTGCTGCTAGGTCGCGGTTGGCAAAGGTGGGGTCAGGCATCGTTGATCACCACCATGGCGGGCCAGTTGGGCATCAGGGGGTCATAAGCCTCTTCGAGGGCCTGGCGGAGCGTGGCGCGGTTGACGGTGACGGCGCCGTCTTCAGTGCGCCAGCGATGCAAGCAGCTGCCGATGTCGGTGGACTGAAGCAAGTCAGTGACGGTGGGAACAGTCATGGCTGTTGATGCGATGGGATGGTTGCCGGATGGGCTCCGGCGGGCCGTGGGGGTCAGAAGGAAGCGGCGATCACGAACTCGCCGCAGGGCTTGCGGTAGATCATGGAGTGAAGGTCTTTGTGCTGGCGACCGGTGCGAGCGCTGAATCCTTCCCAGATGCTGCCATCAAATCCCTTGTCGATCAGGTGGCTGCGCAGGTTGGCCAGCTTGTCGGTGTTTTCGGTGAGCTGGAAGGTGCGGCCGTTGATGGTGGCGGTCATGGCTGGTGGTGGGTGGTGGAGGGCCTCCCCTCCGATGCACTTACCTTAGTCCATCCGTGACGGCATGGGAGGGATCAGGGTGGCCGGTTCACAGATTGTCGCAATCAGGCCAGCAGTTGCCGCACCCTCCAGCGGGAACACCCCAGCCGTTCAGCGATGCGGGCCTGGCTGAGCCCCTGGCGCCTCCAGCGCCGGGCCCGGTCGCGGTTGGTTTCAGTGGCCCAGGCGATCACCGCCAGGACAATCAACAGGGGTGTGAGCGCCCACAAAAGGGCGCAGGAGATAGTGGTCATGATTCGTTGGTGGTGGTGACCAACCGGGGCCGCTCAGGGCCTCGCCGGTTGGACGAAAATGATTTACTCCCGGACTGCTGGGAGCGGTTCGGCCCGGTTTAACGCCTATGGCCGACTGGCGATCGGGTTTCCCCCGATGCCCATACCTTAGCCCATCCGTGACGCTCAGCCCTGCCTGCCCTGTGCCAGTTCACAAACCGTAACCGCAGCATCCGCCCGGACCCCTTAGCGAGAGGCTAAGGTCTGGGGGCGTTCTTCCCACGCACCCTATGACCCCACAACCGACCACGCAGCTGGAGGCCACCCAAGCCTTCGCTGTCGATCTCTGCCGATTCCAAGCACAAGCAGGCGACCACGAATCCGCCGCGGCCCTGCTGGCATCTGCCCATGAGCACGGCTTTTCCTGGTTTAGCCGCCCAGCCACTGATGCCCTTGGCACGCAGGTAGTCCTTTGCCACGTTGGCGGCGAAACGCACTACGCCCACGGCGACGACCCCGCCCAGCTCCTGATGGGGCTGCTGGGTGGCGGGTTCGGGTTTGCCGATCTTTACGCCCGCACCATTGCCCCTCATCCCGACGGACCTGACCCCGAGCCCGACTCAGCGCTACCGGCCCCCCAGCCCGACCCGATCCCCCCCGCCCAGCCCGAACCCCCTGCCGCCCATGTCGCTGCTGAATCCCTCGCCGCGGCCACCGGTGGCGCGGTGTTCGAGTTGGCCGAGGGCGATCCGGACCTGACTCAGTTGACGGACGACGAGAAGGCCCAGGCAAAGCAAGCGGTCGCGGAGTTGACAGCGCAACAGCGCAAGTCGTTTGCCATTGCATTCCGAAATGCCTTCGGGGTGGACAAAGAGGAAAAGACCATTATCCCTCTGATCACGCAAATCAGGCACGCTAAGTTTATCAACGACTTCACCATCGAAGCCAATGGAGGTGTTGCCCCGTGATCGACGGCTCCTGTAACTACGGGTTGGTCTACCGGGCCATTGATGCACTGCGTCTGGTCAGCGACGATCGCCAGCGCCTCATGCAAGACCTCATCCGCCTTCTTACAACCAATGACCAGCGCACAATCGGTCGACTGCTTAAGCTCGGCCGCACCATCGACACCCTGGAGCGCATCCTCAGCGAGCTCCACGCCCTCCTCGATCACCCGCCAGGCGTGGGTAGTTCGGAACCGCCACGGCTTGTACCTCGACCCGTCCGGCCGGTGGATGGCATCGCCCAACCTGGCCTGGCAGTGCCAGGTTCCGGAGACGGCGGCCCGGCTGCTGCGTGATGGGGTATTCGGTGATCCCGCCGACCTCCGCCTCGAATGCCTCACTTTGACCACCTTCGCCCAACACACATGGAACTGGCGTGCACATGACCCAGCCCCCTGCCTCTGATCCTGCCCGCCCCTACGGGCGCGGCGGCAAGCCGGAGCCCCTTGTGGTTTCGGTCCACCTCGCCGCTGATGCCGCCGCCGTCGTCGTACAGGTGGCGGCTGAGCACAACCTCTCAAAGAGCGGCGCCGTTCATCACCTTGTCCGCCTTGGTGCGGGCCTTCCTTCACTTCTTCCTTGAATCCCCATGGCTTCAGACATCCACTTCAGCCCCGCCGCCCCGGTTCGCTGGGCGCATCTGATCACGGCCCGCACCCAGCTTGACGAGTCCAAGCCACGAGCCTGGACCTGTGAGCTGGTGCTGGACAACAACGACCCGAAGCACAAGGCCTTCATTGCCAAGCTCGACGCGATCTTCACCGAAACCCACGGCACCAAGAAGAAGCGCAGCGACAAGGGCCAGCCCTGGAAGCTCGACAAGGAAGACGCCACCAAGACGGTGGTGAAGTTCAAGTCGCTCGAGTTTGTGCGCGAGGACGGCAGCAAGGCCAGCGGCCCGCGGATCATCGACGCCAAGCGTCAGCCGTGGGACGGCAGCCAGATCGGGAACGGTTCTGAGCTGATCATCAAGTTCTCCACCTACGGCTGGGAGCGGCCCGAAGGCACGGGCCTGAGCCTGCAGCCCAAAGCCGCCCAGGTGGTCAAGTTCGTGCCCCGTGAAGACGAAGACGCCACCGAGGGCTTCGACGAGGTTGAGGGCGGCTATGCCGTTGCCGACGCCGGCGGCTTCATTGACGAGTTCGCCGCCGGCGGCGAGGAGCTGGGGATCTGATGAACGACACAACCCCACCATCCCTGCCCCCTGTCGTCATCGACCCTGAGCACGAGGGGGAGGATCGAGAGTTGCTGGAGGTGTTCTACCGGGCCGCCCTAGCTGAGGGCGGCACCGCCGATGAGTTCAACCTGCGTGGCATCAGGGCGGTGCTGGCCCACCGCCCCAGCGTCGCCGCCGTCCGGGCCGCCGATGCGGCCATCTCGGACGAGGCCCTTGAGGCCGAGTTCCGAGCATGGTGGAAGGTCCACGTTCACCCCCTGAACGTCCCGGCCTACCACACCATCAGCACCCACGTTGCCTGGGCTCGGCACATCCTGAAGCGGGGGCAGCCATGACGCGCATAACGATCGCCTCCATTGCGCTTTCGTGCTTGTCGCTTGCCATCGGTCCGCACTCGCCATGGGCTGCGCTTATCTGCTCCGGGGCTGCGCTTGCGCTGGCTGGGCTCGGGTTGGTGACCCCATGACCGACTCCATCTGCAGCGCCATCGCCCTGGCGCTCACCGTGGCGGCCCTGGTAATCGGGGCTGGCCCGCTCACCTGGGAGTACTTGGCGATCGCCCTGGTCCTGGCCCTGGCGGCGGTGTTCCTCACTCCGTTCGAGTGACCCATGGCCAGCGCCAGCGCCGACACCGACTCAGCACGGCAATGGGTCGAAGCGGCGCAGCAGGTGCCCCTGCTGACCCCAGCGGAGGAGATCCACCTGAGCTCGCTGGTGCAGGCATGGCAGCAGCACCCCGATGGACCCGACAAAGCCCCGCCAGCCGTCCAGCGGCGGGGCCTGCGGGCACGCAATCGGATCGTGGCGGCCAATCTTCGATTGGTGGCGAAATTCGTCCAGAGTCGCACACACGCCGGGCCGCTTGTTGATCGGTTTCAGAACGGCACCCTGGGGCTGATCCGAGCTGCTGAGCTGTTTGACCCGGAGCGGGGGTATCGGTTCTCCACGTTTGCATATTGGTGGCTGAGGGCGGAGGTCGGGCGCGGCGAGTTTGCAGAGCCGCCAATTAAGCTCCCCTCGAATGTTTTCGCCGCGCTTCGGGGCACAACCAACGGCGCTTGCCCGGCGCATCTCCTGGCTGACGGGCGAGCTGCGTCGTTTGTGCGCTCGCTGGATCACATCATTCCCGGCTGTGACAGCGAGCTAACCCTGGGCGACACCCTGGCGACTCCGACTCCCGATGAGCAAGACCCAGACGCTGATGAGCTGGCGACGCGCATGGCGGCCCTCGATCCGCTTGAGCAACGGCTGATCGAGGGACGCTGGGGGCTGCGGGCGGATCCCGCCACGCTGCGGGCGCTGGCCGCCCAGGAGGCCATTTCCCTCGCTGAGGTGAAGGTGATCCTGGCGCAGGCCCTGAGCAAGCTGCGCCGGGAAACGCCGCCACCGGCGCCCACGCTGCCCCCATGGCGGCCGGAGCAGTGCTGTCAGTTGAGCCTCAGCCTTTCAACCCCAGCCTTGCCAGAAAATCCCAGTCCCCTGGGGCCTGCCGCTCCATCGCCGCCACCGTAGCCTCCAGCTCCAGCAGCCGCCCCAGCTGGCGCTTTAGGGCTTGGGATTGGTTGACCTGGGCGGCCAGACTGTTGATGAGCTGCCGCTCCAGTTCCGGCCGCGGGAGCATCGGCACCGCCCGCCGGGCTGCCTCGAAATGACAATGCACCGATGGGCTCGCATCGGAATCAATCCAAACCACCTCGGAGGCCTTCATGTCAGCACCATCAGAGACTGCCCCTCAGTCTGCTGATCCCGACGGCTTGCATGTTGTCGTCGATGCTGCAGGCGGCGCCACCTGGCGGATCTGTTCGCGCGGCACCTGCATCGAGGACCGCTGCGGCGTGCGACTGATGGCGCGCTACCGGGATCTGCTGATCAGCCAGGGGATCAGTCCGTCAGGACCGGGAAGGCCCCAGTCCAGCCACGCTCAGAATCCAGGAACCTGAGTAGCTGCTGGGGGCGTTCCGGGGCAAAGCCGAGCTTGAGCCCATAGGCGGTCGGCCCGATCAGCGAGCCGTTCACGCTCCAGGCTGGCCCCATGGTGAGTTGGTGGAAGTGGCCAAAGAAGCTGTGGTCAGCGGCGATGCCCTGATCCTGCCGGAGCTGCCACTTCGTCAGCGGCACGGTCAGCCCACCGATGCCGCCCTGGTAGCGGATGGCATCGCCATGGTGGAAGCGCAGCAGCCGGCCGAGGACCTCGACGTAGAGGATGTTGCCGTCGCTGATGCGCCATTCAAGGCGCTCCTCATGCCGGAAATGCCGGCGCAGGCTTTGATACATCAGCCACTCGTAGCTGGTGGCGTGGGCGTTGTCCGCCTGCATCTTCGGCGTGGTCCGGCCGTGGTTGCCGTAGCTGCAGGGGATCACAATCCGCTCAAAGCCGCCGTGCTCCAGCAGGTGATCGATGCCGGCCACGATGGCGCGCTCGCACTCGATGATCTGCTGGGTGGGCGATAGCTCCTGCAGCTGAGCCTGCTCCGGATGGAGCCAGTTGTCGATCAGATCGCCGCCGAGCCACAGCACCATCTGCCGAACGTCGCAGCTGCTGCGCACCATCCGGATCACCTTCAGGGCGTTCACGAACAGGGCCGCGGCGCGCCGGTGGAACTCCTCCACGTCATAGGCGTTCAACTCGTTCACCGTCTCCGGCCGGACCACGGCGCCGCAGTGCCAGTCCGAGCAAAGCAGGATCGGCACCGATTCCGAGCGCACACCAGGCTGGTGATCGGCCAGGGGCTCCGGCTGATCGATTTCCCGAATGTCCAGCGCGGTGACCAGTGAGTCCATGGTGCTGGCCAGTTGCTCAAGCGCACGATCACGATCGCGCTCAGCCGTGCGGGCCGCCTCGCGCATCTTGCGCAGCTCCAGCTGCAGCGCCAGCAGTTCGGCGCTGGTGTCCGACCGTTTGCCGCTGGGGCACATCCCCGGCAGGCAGTAGGGGCGCTTGTTGCCGCCGGGCTGCTCCACCCACTCGATAGCGCTTTCGCCTACCCAGGCCCGGCAGCTGCGGAGCCGGCGGCATTGATAGGTGCGCTCGTTCGTCATGAAAACAACCAGGCCCAGCCGGACTTAGGACCTTCGGCCGTCCAGCGCGGGTTGAAGTTGCGGTAGCTGTAGCGCTGCGCCCGGCCGCTGGTGCCGCCCTCTGCCGTGAAACCACCGCGCACCAGGTCGCAGGAACCGTATGGATCGTTCACGATCCAGCTGTGCGCATCGAAGCCATAGACACTGAGCCAATGCCCGCCACCACTGGGCGCCCCCACGGGGCCACGGTGGTAATAGCCCAGCGCGGCCGGGAGACCGCTGCGCAGCTCGGCCTGTAGCTGAGCGGCTGAGCAGGACTGCACGAATCGGGCCTTTACGCCCAGCTCACGCAGCGCCCCTTGGTGGGCCGCCTGGCTGGTGGTGTCGCCGTGGCGCCGCACCACCTTCAGGTATTGATCGTCGGTCTCAATGCCCCCGGCGCCGAGGTAGGCCAGGCACATGGCGATCGATGAGCTCTGACATTCCCTGTAGCCCTGCCCTCCCTGGTTGTCGAGCTGGCTGAAGTAGGGAAAGCCCGTGAGCGGGTTGGTGGGCCTGACCGCTGGAGCAGGCACCGCCGCGGCCGGGCTGCCCTTAGCCCGCCAGTCGGCGGTGAAGGACTCGCGCTGCGTGGGCGTCAGGGAAGCGTCCAGGGCCGAGAATGCAGCCAGCTGGTGGGGCAGCAGCTCGCCGCGCTTGACGGCTTCCTGCACGGCAGCGCGGACTGAGGCAAGGGTGGGGGAGGTCATGGGGTCAGATGCTCAAGAGGGGAACGGAAACATCGAACAGCCCGCCGGATCGAGGGGTCTCGGCGGGCGGGCCGGCGTAGGTGAACAGGGTCCCCGATGGCCACACGTCGTAGAGGTTGGAGTGCATCCGCCACAGCTCTGGCGGAAGGGCAAACTCCCGCACCTGGCCCCGCTGCCCGGCGTGGTGGTCGCGGATCTGCTGCACCTCGCTCAGGGTCAGCGCGGGGAATTGCAAGCTGATCGGGATGGCGTGCGGCACGGATGAATGAGCGAACGGGGTCGAGTCACCGTTCTGCGCCGCCACGACAGACACCACCAGATCGCCCAGGCCGTACTCCCGCCCCAGCGGTTCGATGGCGGGGAAGGTGGCCATCAGTTGGGCGCGGGCAGCGGGATCGTCCAGGTACTGGCCGCGATGTTGAAGGTGGTGCCGCTGCTGCTCACGTCGGTGGTGTGGTCCAGCACGGCCACCAGCTCGTCAGCGCTGGCGGCTCCACCCCTGGCCCGCCGGATCACCGCCTTGCGCACCGTGAGGGTGGAGCTGGGCCAGTTGGCGGCGCCGATTGTGACGGTGCTGATGTTGGTGGTGTTGTTGACGGCATAGCTGAGCGTCACGGTGGCGCCGCCCTGGGTGTAGCCGTTGCCGGTCGCCAGCTCGTTCGTCACCGAACTGAACCTGGAATGAGCGGCCCTGTCCTCGGTGTATGCCGAGGTGTGCAGGGTCATTTTGTAGGTGTGGCTGGTGTTGCAGTTCCCGGCGAACACGTCGCCTAGGTAGCTGTTGAAGACGAGGCTAGCCATGGGGGGGGTCTGTTCTTGGTTCAGGTTAGGAAGCGCCCCACTTCGAGGCGACGTAGGCATCGAGCTTTGCCCGGTCGGTGCTTGAGATGTTGGATGACAGTGCGATGATCTCGCAGGTCTTGCCGACAATGCCGGCGTTTCTGTAGTAATTACCTCTATCAGCTGAGAATTGATTGATAAAGACGCCACCCGTAAGGTTAAAAACGTAACAGGTTGGACTTAGGCTGCGCGTCAAAGACAGTGGCGCCGTAGATACACCATTCTGCCATGCAGAGCCGTTTTTGACGTTGTTGTCAGCAAGCAAGCCGACTAGCTTGTGGTCGTTTGCGTTGTATCCGTTGTCGCCAGGTATCGGGCAGTGAAATGGATAGTAGGCTCCGCTGCCTACAATAAATTGCTCTCCTGTAAGTTCAGTAAACTGAACCACAATAATAAAACATTGCGGGACTACTGATGCTGATGTTTGAACATACTGGCTGGCCGTAGTGACCATGCAGTTGTTGCCATTGACGGTTCCTTGGGTTGGCCTGCTACCAGAGCTTGAGGTGGCGTGGTACCCGTTACTGCCCTTGTCGTTGATCTGCGTGATTGATCCGCTTGAAGTGGTGATCGTAGAGGTGTCGGCGAAGTCGAGCCAGAACACCGGCGAAAGCATGGACGGATCCCAGTAGTCGCCATCGAACGCCCCCCTGGTGAACGTCGTCGCCTCTGACGCCCACTGCGCCCCAGCCTCAAACACCGACGCCCCGGCAATCCGCCCGCGAACGAACGTCGTTGCTGCTGATACCCACTGGGCGCCAGACTCAAAGATGCCACTGGTACCAGCGAACGCCCCCCTGGTGAACGTGGTCTGCGCTGAACCCCACTGCCCCCCCAGCTCGAACACACCCAGCCCCCCGGAGAACGCACCGCGGGTGAACGTAGATGCGGCCGAGCCCCACCGGCCACCTGTCTCGAAAGCGCCGAACACACCAGCGAACGCACCACGGGTGAACGTAGATGCGGCCGATCTCCACTGCCCCCCACGCATCGATGCCAGCGGCCGGGGCACGCAGGAGAAGGCGCAGCGGATCACGAACACATCGGCATGACGGTCCACCACCTGGGGCGACTCAGCCCAGCGCCAGGCGTAGCCGGTTGGCGTGAGCGCAGCGGCCAGGGTGGTGACGGTGAAGACGAACCGATCGAACTGCAGCCGGTGCGCCCGGTAGTGGGCCAGAATCGTCAGGTAGTCGGCTTCGGTGATGTTCTCGAAGATTGGCGTCCACGTTCGGCCGATCTCCAGCGAACCGGTGCGGACGTTGCCGCGCTTCCCGTCCATCGATTGATGGCCAGCCATGGGCCAGTTGCCGGGGGTGATCGGCGCCTGGCTTGGGATCAGGGCAGGAAAGTCAGCCATTAACCCCAACTATAGACCGGCTTGGCAACTGCGTAGAAGCTGATAAGACCATTGCCGTCAACTGTGCCCACTTCAGTCACGGTCGCCGTGTAAACGTTGTCCCACAACAACTGCCCGCCATAGATTGGACTGTTGTATTGCTGATGCCTGCCAAAAATTAGCCCCACGGTCACAGGAGGACTACTTGTTACAGTAACATTGCCAGAGGCATAATGTGCAGTAATTGAATAAGAGCCGAGCGCAGTTTCAAAAGAAAGCGTAACTCTTTGCGGGTCAATACCTACCTCTTGAATTTGACCACCCCACACCAAAGGCTGAACTACATCCGCTCCCGTGTTTGCCTTTTGAATGCTTTCTAGCTTTGGTTTGGTATAAGCCAGCGACCAGAACCCTGAATGAGTATTAAACCCGGTGTAGGTTGTTCCTTCGACAAAGTAGACCTTTGTTTGCTCATCCTGTTCCGAACCCCTAGGCACAGCCGGCGGCGGCACAGGCCGGCCAGGGATGACAGGATCCCCAGGCGCCGGAGGCGCTGGCGGCTCTGGCGGCTGTTCAGGTGGAGTGAACGGCGGCAAGCCGGGCTGGCCTGGAGGGCTGAGCGGGGTCCCACCAGTAAGGCTGCCCGGCACGCTGGTGTCTGTGTCGCGGCCGGCCACGTCACCACTGGGGCCGGTCCGCTGGCTGGGGAGGATGATGCCAGTTACGGGCGCCCGGACGACAGCATCCGCCAGCAAGCTGCGGCCATCTGCATCTACCGGGAAATGGGTAAGGGATAACGTCTCTTCTCCAGTGAAGTCGAGCCCGACTGATTCGACCTGGTAGTAGTAATTGTAAAACCATGGCGCATCTCCATCGGCTTCGACTCTCAGGTAGACCTGCACCACGTCGCCCTCTTTGATCCGGCCGGTTTGGCTGCCAGTCCGAAGCTTCACTGTTGCTGTATGCCCAGTCAGCACCCGCCGCGCATATTCGTAGCTGCCGGCCCTAGAGGCGTGCAGCTCGCTGGTGCAGAACTGCGAGAGGTCGCGCTGCTCCGGCTTGTCCGTCCCGTTGCTCGTTCCGATCGGCAAGGTGCGAGGCACCGCGATGTCAGTCTCATCTGCCTGCTGGCGCCAGAGCACATTCAGGATCGGGGCTCGCCTGACGCTCGCTTCGACGTTGGTGCGCTGGAACGAATCGGGCTTGATGATCCGCTCATCCAGCAGCCAGCGGGGCTCGATCGGATCGGTGATGATGCTGCCGTCCGCGTTAGCCGGTAGCAACGGCCTCAGCCCATACTTGCCTCCTACCCTCGTTTCCCGCAGCAGGAAGAAGGGCAGGATCCTGATCACGAAATCGCCCAGGTTGGCCGAATCCTCGAATAGCCCGTTGCACCACAGACCGTTGGCCTCCACAAACTTGGCCGCGGCAACCATGGAGTCCATGTCGATCATCGCCAGCGGCACCCTGGAGCTGCGCTGCCATGCCCACAGCACCAGGTCGGCGATGTTGTCAGAGGCGCCGGCTACACCATCCGCCAGGCGGCCCCGCTCGATCGTCATGCCCTCGCGGACAAAGAAGTTCCAGGCGGTCTTCCACTCGTCGGAATCATGGTGGAATGTGGCCCCAGCTTCGATGGTACTGATACCGCTGTAGTTGCCGCCGCCGCCGGTGTAGTGGGGGAAAATCGGCGTCACTCCGCCGTGGCTTGTGGCGAAGTTGCCGGGCGTCCAGTTGCCAGCCCGTTTGCCGTAGTTCTGGCTGAAGCTGCCGATCCGGCTCTCACCATTCCTGGCATCGCGCACCTGCACGGAACCGATCTGGCCTTCGCCCAGCACCATGTGATAGCGGCTGGTGACGGTGCTGTTGGTGTTTTCGAACCGGGCTTCAGTCGCTGGCGGGAACACCAGCACACCGCCCACGGTTCCGCGCCGCCGACCGAACACAACTGGGATCGGCTCACCTATCACCATGGCCCGCTGCGGCACCCGGAGCGGTGAGTTGCCGGCGGCGGCAGCGGACTTGGCCGGTGGCGGCAGCTGGCCGGTGGCAGGGAGCGCAAACGACAGGGCCCTGCTGCCGGATGGCACTCCGATTGAAAATGCTGGCCCCTTGTAGCTGCCGTCTCCGGCAGATGTAATTGACCCGGAACTGCGACCGCTGCCTACTGCATACCGGCGGCTGCCGTCAGGGTTGAAGGTTTGAAGCGCGTAGCGAACGGTGTCGGTCATAGCCGGCAGGGCACCCCGATCAACTCGGTGGTAGCCGAGCGCGGCGGGAACTGCGCGCCGATCGGCGACAGGGCCGAGCCGAGTTGAATGGTGCGGCTGGTCAGTGTGCCGCTGCCGCCGATCGCCTCGCCGACCGTCGCCGCGGCCACGGTGAAAGCGGTCGGGATCCCAGTGTCTCCAGCTACTTCGTCAAAATCCAGGACCGTGATCCAGCACAGCCAGCGCTCAGCCAGCGCCCGCTCGAACAGGTCGTGGTTTTCCCTGGTGGCCGGCATCGTGATGGTGGCCTGCTCACCCTGGCCCTGACCGCTCACCAGCCCTGACCAGCTGAGCTGCCGGTAGGCCCACTGCACCCCGCCGAAGGTGATGATCTGGTTCATCCACTGGGTCTGCCAGCGAGCGAACATCGTCCCGGCCCCATCGCCCAGCTCGATCAGTGCCACCTGTGCCCTGGCCATCAGGAGCCCCTTAGGGCGAGACTGGCGCCTGGTGTGCGCAGCGCCCCCAGGATCCCATCGGCCAGGGTTTGCATGCCGGCCTGGAAGTCGCGCATGCTCACGGTGTCAGTGCCATCGGGCAGCTGGTAGACCGGGCCGGTTTGGATCGGGATCGTGATGCCGGTGGGCACACCGCCCCCACCGGCCGCGACCCGCGTGTGGTCGATGATCGTCTCGCGGGGGTGCACCATCGCCATGAAGCCGCCGCGGCCATCGAGTCCGCCGGATCTGGGGGCGTTGCCGGTGTAGCCGCCGCCCTCAAAGCTGGGCACCTGGACTGCGCCAAACGTGGGCAGGGTCGGCAACCGCAACCGGGCAGCCACGTTGTTCACGTTGCTGATCATCTGATTGATGGCACCCAGAAAGCCGTTGATCACGCTGGCGGCAAAGCTGAGCACGCTGCGCAGCACATTCTTGATCCCACCTGCAGCGATCTCGAACGGCTTTGTCAGCGCAGAGGCCACCCTGCCGACGGAACTGCTCACCCAGTCCCACACGGCGCTGAGGCCGGTGCGGATCGTAGTCGCAATGGCGCCGACCACTGCGCTCACCGCAGCACCGACCGCCTTGCCAACGTCGCCGATCACCTTGCCGATGTCGTCGCGGAAGGTGTAGAGCAACGCGCCTACCGCCACCAATGCAGCGCCGATCAGCAACGGCCATCCAACGATCGCAGCGGCGAATGCACTTAGCGCCGCGGCCAACGGTCCCAGCGCGCCGAGCCAGCCGGCAATCGTCGCACCGATGGCCAGCCCTTGGAAAGCGCCCAGCACCGTGAGCACGCTGGCGACAATGGGGGCCAGCACGGTGAAGCTGATCGCCAGCAGGGCCAATCCGCCGACGATTGCCTGGATGGGTCCAGGCAGGCTGGCGAAGCCATCGACCACTACCGTGAGCAAGGTGGCCACAGCGTCAAGCGCTGGCAATAGCGCCACAGTGATGCCAGCAGCCAAGGCGCCGACCTTGCCGCCAAGGGCCGCCAGCTTATCGTTGTACTCGTCGGCCTTCTTGGCGAAAGCGCCGGTCATTTTGACGCTGAGCGATTCGATGGCGGCGCCACCTTCATTCAGCATCGGGATCATTTCGGCGCCGGCTTTGCCGAACAGCTGCATCGCCAGCGCTGTCTTTTCCACGCCATCAGGCATGGTCTTAAACTTGTTGGCGATCTCGAGCGTGACCTGATCGGCAGTCTTCAGGTTGCCGGCTGCATCCTTGGCGCTTACCCCCAGCGTCCTAAGGGCGTCGGCCGTGGGTCCCTTGCCTGTCTCGGCAGCTTCGTACATGCCCCTGCTGAGCCTGCCGAGAGCCTTGCCCACGCTGTCGATGTCGGTGCCACTGGTGGCTGCTGCCCTGTTGAATCGGGCCAGGGATTCCACACTCACGCCGGTGCGTTGGCTGAGATCGTTGAATTTGTCGCCCGCCTCGATCGTCTTGCCCACCAGCGCCGCCAGGCCGCCCACGGTGGCCACCGGCGCCAACGCGCCCAAGGCCCCACTGAGTGGACCGATCCTGCTGGTGAGGTTGTGCGCGGCGCCCTCCACCTGCCTGAACTTCCCCTGCAAAGCCGTGATCTGCTCGCCACCAGTGACCTTGGCGGCAATCCTCAGCAAGGCATCCATGTTCATGGCCATCAGCTCATCGCCCCCCGGTTCAGGATTTCGGCTTCGATCACTTGCACGCCTTCCACGACCTTGCCGAGGTTTTCGACTGAGTACAGGTTACCGATGCCGATCAGCTCGGAGTAAACGAGGCCGGTCCGCTGGCCGTTGTCTGTGCGCCACTGGGTCTGGCATCGCATGAACAGCTCGACAGCCGGCCAATTCTCGGGCCAGACATCAAACACCTTCGGGGCCTGTGATCCGATCAGCTCGGCCGCGGCCTCAGCAGACAATCCCAGGGCTTCGGCTTCTTGCCTCAGTCGCTCAGTGTCGTTCGGCCCTGCGCCGCTCAGCCAATGCCGCGCGGCGCCTTGGAGTTTCCCCGCTTGGCTCCTTCCAGGCTTTCGGCCCATGCGTCGCACACAGCCTTGGCCACGCCCTGAATCCGCAGGAACTTGTCGACTGCGGCAGCGGTGAAATCCACCGGCTCGCCGTCGTCATCGGTCACATCAGCCCAGCCCACCAGCACCTCGGCCGCGATAGTCCGATGGTTGACGCCCTTCAGCTCCGGATCGTCCTCGCCACGCTTCAGGAGCGCCGCCCGCCTGGCCGATGCCACCAGCAGGTAATCGATTCGCTCTTGATCCACGAAAGCAAACTCGGCGGTGAAACTGTAGCTTTCGTTTGCCAGCTTGCCAGCCACCTTCCATTCGTAACTGGTGTCGTCTGAGAGCTTGAACATGGAATGCCGTGGGGTAAGGGATCAGGTGTAGACCAGGGTCATTTCGTCGCTGGTGCCAGGCGTGTGGATGGCCACGAACGGCAGGGTTAGCATCGCCACGCCATTGGCGTCCGCAGGGGTCGGCGGCCCGAAGTTAGCGTATGGGATGTTCACCTGCACCCTGTTACCAGCCACGGTGCCATGGGTGAAGCTGATCGCGCCAGTGGTGCCGGCAATGGCGAGCGCATAGAAGTCCTTCGTTGACAGTGCATCGGGCCGCTCAATGGTCAAAGATCCGTCCACCATCCGATCGGTGATCCTCACCGACTGCGTGCAGCCAGCGTGGTTAAAGAAGTTGATCTCGTTGCCCAGGTTGATGCTGCAGCTGCTCACGCAAGCCGGCAACCCCGCCACCGTCACCGTAGGGGTGTTGACGGCACCGAAATCGACCGGAGCCGCCTGGTTGGTGTAGGTCGGGGTCGGGAAGGCAACGTCTGTAGGCGCGTTGTAGATGCCTTGAAAGCTGAAATTGATTCGCGGGTAAGCGCCAATCTCAAACACCAGTTCAGCGTTGCCTCTGCCGCCGGTGCCAAGGTGTCGGTTGCCATCCCAGTTGTGGTTCAGGCTGACTGAATCAGTTACTGGAGTCACCAGCGAGTAAGTGGTCGTCGAGGAAACGGTCGTCTCGGCAAACCCAACCGCCCGCAGCAGCGGGGAATACTTGGGCGCCGTGCCGGCAGTGCCGGAGCCAGCCAGCTCCACGCCGAACTCGATGCCCATCTTCCGCTGTGCGATCACCCTGGAGCGGATCCGCCCAAACCCAGGATCAATCACGCCGCGCTCCAGGATCTCACCGTCAAGCGGTGTCAGGTTTGGATCCAGGACCAGGATGGCCTCAGGGCCGGCCGGGGCGCTCGATGTCCCGTAGGTCGATTCGATCGCCACCATCAGCAGTTGGCGTTTCGTTAATGCCATTGGTGGCCTCGGTGGGTTGAGTTGAAACGGTGGACGCGGGCTCTGTTCTGTTGAGCAAGACCAATTCGCCCTTCCTTAGAATGTAGGAGCCGGACTGGGTTGGTAGGGGGGGAGTTGCCACAGATCTCAGGAGGTGAGGTCGGACAGCTGTGTCCTATACCTCAAAGTGTAGGAACAGCGCAGCACACCGATCTCTCCGCTCTCCGCGTCCCACACGCGGCCCTGTGGGTAGCAGTGGATCACGTTGAGACCGGCGAACGTTTCAGCCATCAGGCGGCTGTGCGCATCCACCCGGACTGGATCGGCCAGGGTGGATAACGGTGCACCGCTGATCAGCACTTCGACGGTAAAGCCAAGATCGGTGTTGATCTTGCAGTTGGAGATCACCTCGTCGCTCTCGCTGCTTGGCTGAAGCACGATGCAGGGCATCTCATTCCTGGCGACTGCTTCCCAGCGATTACGGAACACCCGGCCGTTGACGCCCGCGGTTGGGGCCAGTGCCGCCTCGATGGCCGCCAGGATCTGCTCAGACATGCTCAGTGTCATGGCCGCGGCTCCTCATCAGGGATGGCATCGGAGTAGCGGCGCCGGGTGTGCCTCAGCATCCGCCCAGCGGCGGTGATAGCGCCCTGGGCAGGGCTGGGCACCAGCACACCCAGGGCCCAGTTCCAGCGACTTTCGCACGCCTGATGCGGCGAAGGCGCCCGGAGCTCACAGACGCCGATGTAGGCAGCCAGCATCCCGGCGGTGATCCAGTTCACAGCTGCCCCTTCCTCAGCCTGTCTTCGTGGTCGTCCAGAGTGTTCTTGTGCTGGGCCAGCATTTCAAGGATTCGCCCCTCGAAACTGCCCAGCCCTTTGGAGATGCTCCAGAGCGCCTTAACGGCAGAGCTGGCCAGGGTGGCGGCTGCGACGCCAAGCCCGGCTAGGGCCGTGATTTCGACTACTCCCATGCTGCGGGCGGTGATTGTGCTCAGGCTAGGAAGGGGCGGCTGTTTTGCTCGTCGGCGCGAAACTGAGCGACGGGGTAGGGCCGCTGGGGGGCATGATGCAAAGGTCGGGCGGGATTAGCGTCATGGCGTCAAACGGTCGGGGCAACTGTTTTGTAGGGGTGGCCTGCGGAGAAGGGTGAAGGGGTGGATCATGGCTCAATACATCGAATAGTTGGCGTTGATGTTTGACTCTATTGCCGAGCGATTGGATGATTGATTGGAAGCGTAAATAATAAGCTCGGAAATCTTGCCGTCCATTGCGTATCCGCTGACTATAGGGCTCGGGTTTCCTCTGATGTCGCCAATGGACAGACCCGACAGGCCATCAGCTCCTAAAGCGCCATTAGCGTATTGACTGC